ACGTCCTTTGGTTGCCATCACCTCGCAGGCCACACGAGAGGATTTATCTTTTCTCAAACACGCATCTAAGATGCTGTCAGAGATTAGGTCACACAATTTATCGGGATGCCCTTTACACACACTTTCACAAGTTCTATATTTTTTCATTATCATTTTCCTTTCCTAGCAGATAATAACCGCTCCATTAAATCATCTTGTGGACTTCTGCCACCAAACTCTACAGAGCAGTTTTCTTTTACAATCTGGTAAATCTGATACCAACACTGATTTACTTGTTTCATGTATTCACGGCTCATAGCAACATACGGTGATGCTATGGCTGCTGATGTAGTAGGATGTTTTGCAAGAAATCCATATTCTGAAATACACTCCTCGCACTGAATCCAACGAGAAACACTCATGGCATATTGCTCGATCAGCTGGTTGTTTACTAACATTTCGCAGCTACGATCCTTTAACCATTTATATGTTTCTATATAAATATCTTCTGCACAGAGGTCTTTACCGTTTTTCTGAGTCGCCTTTAGATAATCTTTTACTGGAGGAACATCCGTGCCTTCCATTTCTGCTGGCTCCGGTAGTACTTGAGCCCCGTTTAATCTGCCGTCAGTAATTTTATCTGTTAGAGCTTTTGACTTTCTTCCTGCGCCAACACGCTGGCCACCTCTTGCTGTACCGTCCTTTGCCATTTTTCCACCTCACTTTTCTAAAAGTCTTTAATACCCCCTTTGATTTCTGATTTTTACACGCAAGACCCCAGGCCGTTGTCCGCTATAAAAGGTGTAGAGATTTGAACCGCCCCTGGCTCACTTACGAATCTGTCTATCACCAAGTTCTAAATGTATCTTGTTGTGGCAGGACTTACATAAAGACATCAAATTACTTTTGTCATGCGTACCGCCTAAAGAAATGGGGAGGATGTGATGTACTTCTTCAGCAGAGGTAAGCCGTCCGTTTTCCTCGCACATCTCACACAAAGGATGTTCCCTAGCATATCTGTCACGGATTCTTTTCCAGGCTCTACCGTACTTTTTATTGATATCCGGTGAACGTTCAAATTTATCGTAGCGCCTGCGCTCTACTACTCTATGATCCTCACAGTACCTCCCATCGGTTAGGTTAGGACATCCTGGGGTACTGCACGGTCGCTTTGGTCTTTTGGGCATCATTTCACCTCGCTTTCCGGGCACAGAAAAAGCCCTGCGAGGAATTCCCACAAGGCTTGGTAAATATTCTATTTTGCTGATTATATACTAACACAAATGCAATAGTGGTATCTTGTTGCAAAGTGTTGCAAGTTGTGCAAGCTATATTTTAATAGGATCTTTAGGAAGAGTTACATGATTAAGAGCTGCATTATGCCATCTGTAGACTGTTGTTCTATCGGCATTAAGTTCATCGCCAATTTGCTCCCAGGTTAGGTTATGGACATACCGATACCGTAATACCATACGCTCATCCGTGTCTGCAACCTCGTTTATAACACGCCTTATCTGCTCCTTGAGTGCTACAAGATTATCTACTTCTGTGTTTATTTTTCTTTCCAAATCCATAATCCGCTCCAAACACCTTACAAACTTGGCATCGGCATTTTGTGAGGTTTGAACTTTTTCATCCCAACTTGGTGATGATACACTTGTTGCCATTTCTCTTAAGGATTCCATTTCCTCGATGTCTGATTGTATTCTTTTATCAAGCCTGTAAGCTTGGTGTAAATATTCCTTTACTTTCATATCTCTCTTACCTCCGATTTTAATTTTTTGATCAGGCTGTTCCCATCAACAGAGGTAAGTTCTCTATACCAATCAGAGCGGAAGAACCTCTCCACCTCGCTTTTCATAATTTTAGCCGGCTCATAGTTTGGACGTTTTTTAAGTTTCTTTAGTGCATCCCTATAATCCTTAACTGCCATTAAAATGATGGCATTGGATAAGTTTTCATAAGGTGTGGTCATCGCATCACCTCCAACTTTGCTTTTACAGCATCAATAAGGGAGGCTTGTGTCTCTTCTTTTCTTGTAAGAGCAGTCATTACATCTTCGTCAATAGTACCTTTGGTAAGTATGTGATGGATAATAACCGTCTCGTTTTGACCTTGCCTATAAAGTCGGGCATTGGTTTGTTGATATAATTCTAAAGACCAAGTAAGTCCGAACCAAATGAGTGTCGAACCACCACTTTGAAGATTAAGACCATGTCCTGCACTTGCTGGATGGATCACAGCGATAGGGATATTGCCGTCGTTCCAATCTTCAATATCCTTCGATGCTTTTATTTGCCTCACCGAAAATCTATTCTTAATTCTCTCTAAATCGTGTTTGAACCAATATGCAACAAGGACAGGTTTGCCATTTGCGCCTTCAATTAAATCTTCCAGTGCATCAAGTTTTTTGTCATGGATGATATGTGCCTTATTTTCACTATCATAGACAGCACCGTTTGCCATCTGTAGAAGTTTTCCTGAAAGCACTGCGGCATTGACTGCATCAATCTCCTCATCACCTAATTTCGTGACCATTTCATCTTTAAATTTAGAGTATATGTTCCATTCCTTTTCATTCAGAGAAACAGACACTTCATTTACAATGCATTCAGGCATTTTAAGATAGTCTATGGATTTCATGGAAATCGTAATATCAGATATCTGCTTATAAATTTTGTCCTCAGCACCAGGCAGTGGTTTATATGAAAATATGATTTGTGCATTACGTTTATCTGGAGTGAAGTAAGTATTACGGTAGTGAGTGATATATCTGCCAAGTCTTTGACCTAAGTCTAGAATACGAAACTCTGCCCATAAGTCCATTAAGCCATTACTCGATGGAGTTCCCGTAAGACCTACAATTCGTTTTACCGTTGGCCTTACTTTTAGTAGACTTTTGAATCGCTTTGCTCCATAGGATTTAAATGATGACAACTCATCAATGACCACCATATCGAAATCAAAGGGAATGCCACTCTTGTTAACAAGCCAATCCACATTTTCACGATTTATGATATACATTGTTGATCTTGTCATAAGAGCGTCGATTCTTTCTTTTTCTGTTCCAACGGCTACAGAATAGGATAGACCTTTCAAATGCTCCCACTTTTTAATTTCAGAAGGCCAAGTATCTCTTGCTACTCGAATTGGCGCAATGACCAAAACCTTACATACAAGAAAGCTATCCAAACAAAGATCAAATATTGCAGATAAAGTAATCACACTTTTACCAAGACCCATTTCAAGAAAAACTGCAGATATGGGATGGGATAAAATAAAATCTGTTGCATAGCTTTGGTATTCATGTGGATTGTATTTCACTAAGTATCCCCCCAATCTGCTCTACACTGTCCAAGCAATAAACCGAAAAACCTAATGCCTCTAGTTGTTTCTTTCTTTTTTCTTGTATAGGGCGCATCTTTTTTCCCGTTGCTTTACACTCAACAAATGCCATTCTCCCCAAAGGAAGTAGTACAATGCGATCTGGCACACCATCAACTCCAGGACTTACAAACTTCAGTGCAATACCTCCCATGTCTTTAACTGCTGCTACAAGTTTTTTTTCTATATATTTTTCTTGCATAATATCCTCCCATCTGACACAAGAAACACAAAATCACAACCATTCCCCTATATTTACTAACGCGCGTATACGCTCACGGTTATTTACTTCTACTTTTTAAAAAAAGCATTTTGAATATAAGGGAAAAAGTTGTGTTGTGTCGCATTCTTGTGTTCTCTATCCACCATAATGATATAGTCGCTGCCTACCATAAATCGGCAAACGCTTAATACTGCTGGTTCGTTCCCAACCGGCAATCTGAGACATAAGTGCTGCAATCTGATAACTGTCGGTAGTCTTTAATTCTGGGAGACTACGATTAAAGCATTCACACCAAATTTCCGCATTGCTTACAGATGTTCGTGCAACAGTACCTGTATGCTTGGCTCCACCAAATTCGCTACCACTTAGGTAATTCCTACGGGCAAATAAGTCCATACTATCCCAATCATCTGGAAGTAGAGTATTTAGGTATTCTTCAACCATACCAACACGCTCATCAGCCTCCATCGCACCTTTCTGTGCTTTTTCAGCTTCCTCTAAAACATCGCCCTCGAGGTATAGTTTTTCACCCGATTTCCATATTTCTTTAGCTTCGGCCCAGAACTGCTGCCTATATTCCTCTGTAAAATTCCAGGTCTTCTTCTGCTTTTTCTGATGTACCTTAATAATCCAAAAGCGGCGGTTTCCTGTGATGTCACGTAAATATCCTCGCTCTCCATTTACCGTTGCAATGACAATGCATTGTCTGGGATGGCTTTCAACAACTCTGCCATAAGACGGTCTGTATTTATCATCTGATGTAGAGAGGAACGCTTTTACTTTTTCAATATCAGCTTTCTTCATTCCAGCAAGTTCACCGATTTCAACCACCCAGAATCCCTGCAGTTTTTCAGCACCAGACTTATCATCCATATCAGTAAGAGATAATGTTTCAGAGTAGAATTCTGCTGTTACAAGGTCTTTAATGATGGTGCTTTTCCCAATACCCTGATCACCATCAAGCACAGGAACACAGTCAAACTTAATTCCAGGAACATATATACGTGCAACAGCCGCTGCAAAGGTCTTTCTGGTCACTGTGCGTATATACTCAGTATCATCTGCCTGGAGATATTTGATAAAAATATCTTCTACACGCTTTACTCCATCCCAAGCAGGAAGGGAATCAAGATAATCCCTTATAGGATGGAATCTTCTATCATCAGCAACCTTGGTAAATGCAACATCGTGGTTTCTGCTTGAAAACGGAAGGTAGCGAATATCCATAATGGACTTAAGCTGGGCTGTGTCGGCATCTCTCCAAAATACGTTACCTTCTGGTCTTTCCCATGGTAGTGATCCCGTGACCTGGATACGGTTCGACAGCTCGTTATATGCAAAGTTCTTGAAATCGGGGTCATGATTAAGAATAAGGTTTAAGTTGTATACGCTGTTTTCCAGTAAACTTGATCTAGGCTGATACCTCAGTCTTGATTTCCAATCATCTCCACTATCAGTAAAATCCACTTCAGCTTCTGCAAGTTTTTCATTGGTAGCAAAGACTTTTACCTCATCAATTTTCATGGAAAAATCACACATATTCTTAAAGGACTTCTTATCATCCTCATCACCAAATTTATGGATACGAACGATGTCAAAGGCATTGCATAATTTTAGGTATGCCGGGTCCTTGGCATGATGGCTATACACGAACTTGCCACCTTCTTTGATTTCAACTCCGGCCATACTGCTTGACTCTATAAAATGGTAGCGGTCCTCATTTTCTGTAGGCTCGTAGACGTCTGATAAAAATGCATCGATTGCTTTTGTAACAGGGAAATAAACTCTATTGAAAAGACCCACAACACCCTCCTTTTCAAGAGGGTCCTGTACCTTCTCATGCGAAACTGTATTTGCCTTGCTCTCCCTAGATGAAGTCGGAAGTCTTGTAGGATCAGTCCATTCGGGATGGGCTATTAAAATATCATCTGGATTAAGCCAAGTTTTGTCTACTTCCTTATATACAAATTTTCCGTTAGATGGAGTGCTTGGCCAGTACATCAGCTGGTTTGGTAGATAGGAGCATTCATCGAAATAATCCATGCCAAGCATCTGTGCTAAATATCTTGAAACTGCTACAAATTCCTCTGAGGTTACATCTCTTGTTAGGGGAAAAATAAGACGCACCCGTGGATTTTCTTCTGTGCTACTATGGGTTGAATAAAGAACAGAGGTATATGCAGCATTCGATTCATAGTTTTCAAGAAATTCTTTATTAATTTTGTCACCATCTAAAGCAATCATTGATCGAAGTTCCACAGTATCGTTTTTTCTGCGACCACCTTTTAATACACCTGCAACAAAGCCACCATGGTCTTTTGCATTATCCTTTTGACCTTTACTGAACTTGGCATATTCTTCAGCTGATTCCGTGGTTCTGATTGGAGTCTTCAATCTATCTTTTAGCCCATCAAATGTAATTTCTTTATTAACCCATTTCTTTGCCTGACGGCTATTTCCATAGGCAATGGCTAGTTTTCTCAATTTAGCAACCTCCTTTCAAACGAGGTCTTTCTTCATGTTCAAATCTTGCCTTAATTACTTTTGTTTTTTTCATAAAGCCTCTACCTCCTCAAAATCCTTATTGAAATATCTGACCGGTTGTCTACGTTTCTTTGCCTTTTCTATTTCAATACTCATGCCTTTTGAGATAACATCACCAAGTACCCAGACTTCCTGGCACTTACCCATAAGAATGATGTCCATGAAAATAGCAAGATCACGTTCTTTCTCATTACTGTCATCCATGAAAGGGAATAGAAGGTGCGGGGTCAGCGGGATACATCCACGTTTGAAAGCAAATTCTGCAAACTGAGTGGCTCTTAATACATTTTCCTTAACAGACCCGTGAAAAGGGGCACATATATAAACCAAAGGACGGAAGGCAGGTTTTGACGCTGCCTTTTCCTTTTTTACTATATTAGTTAGTGCTTCATGCGGAGTAGGGTCATAGTATCCTTCTGCATTGAATTTATTTATGTTCATCACAGCTACCTCCGGCTCTAATTTTTTTACTACATTCGCTACAATATACTGCAGTACCAAATAAATCACTTTCACCATCACCTAGGATTTCTGCAATATCCACCATTACTTCAACACCACACATCGGGCAGTGGCAAAAAACATTCTCATCAGTTATTTCAATGGATATCTCCATGGAATCATTCAATCTTTCCTTCACGTAAAACATAGTAAGAGCCCTCCTTAATTCTTCTCTATTTTGGTTTTGTACCATTCCAAGTAACGCTTGCGCTGCCCATAATCTGGAACAGCTACTAACAAACCAACATCTACTTTTTGTAATGTGTCTAGCATCGTAATCTGCTCATCAGATAAGTAAGGTCGAATGCTTTTTCCTTTTGCAATTCCATTTGCTAATCTAAACTGCTTTGCCGTCATTCCGATAACGATGCGATTTAACATATCGCATTCATTACTGAAGTGATATGGCTTTGGATTTTCATGAAGTAACTTAATGTTGTCTGTCAGCAAAGGGAACTCCTTACGAGCCGAAACAAGGGTTTTAATGAACTGCTCCATTTCATTAAAGCGTTTGATGTATAACTCTTTGAACTTCATTGCTTTCTGCCCTGTATATCCCATAACCAACATAGTGAATCCATCACGAGTCATGGCATAAGCCTTTTGCTTTCTGTTCCAACCATCCGTGTATGAGGTCGGCTCAAAATTGAGCTGAGCAAATTCTGTGCTTAACCCAGATTTGGGGTCAGTGATTTTAGCAATGTCACGCAGAACATTTTTATGTTCCTTCTCAAAGAACTCTGCTACAAACAAACTATCCACTCTTGCCGTATCTTTGGTGTCGGCAAACACACCATATTGATCTTTAGGTATTAATTCTCTCATCAGAATTACCTCCTTAAATTTTTTTGGAGGTCTTGACCTCCTACCTGGTAGCCTTGGGAGAAGGTCAAATCTGACGGTTTTTATATTCTTGTTCCAATTTTTTTGTTGCTCGTTTTAACTTCTGAGTAATGTTGTTTTCATCAGCACCTATGGAGCTGGCATATTCACGGATTGACATACCGTCTATGCGAACTGCGATAAACATATCCGCCCAATCTTCTTTTTTACCGAGTACCTTGCGTATCCATTTACAAACATCCTCGTACTCATATTGGTAATCACGATTAATTTGGTCTTTTTGGAAAACTCTAGCATCAGCCACTTCTTTCATGAGAGGTTCTGAAGTGTCATATTCCTCACCTTCATCATTAGGACTTGCTTTTGAATAACCCCTATGCCTGTCAAACTTGTGCCAATTGTTGTATTCTGGCTTGTTGTATTCTTCATTGAAGGCATCTTGTATTAAGCGTTCTTTATCTTTTTTAGGAAGCGCATCACCTTCTAGAGACAGACTAATCCACATTTCTTCAGTTTCTTTTTCATTGAGTTCGATGGTTTGAAGTTTGTTTTCATATCTTATTGATAATCTCATTAGATTCTCCTATTCCGGTCTAACAAGACGGCGGAGAACTAATGAGTCTTTGGGAAACAACGACCAACAGAGTTACTTCCTAAAAAAATGTATAGGAAATAAAACGGTGGATCATAAATTTTCCTAATAGCCTGTCCTTGGCTATCTTCGAATCATTTATGTATCCGCCGTCTTCTGCTGGCCAGCTTTAGACGCATTTAAATTTTTGTAAGGTTTGTCCCTTACATGTATAAATATAATAGGTTTTCAAAATTCACGACCAACTCGATGAGTTGGCTTTAATTTGCCTATATATAAGGCTTTCTTAAATTTGGGCATAAAAAAAGAACCCCTTTCGGGGTTCATAACCAACTCAATGAGTTAACTAATTTTTTCTTTTTTTATTACGCTACCTAATTCTTGGATATTGCATTTATTAAGAATGGAATTAAAATCGCTAATTGATAGTCCTGGCATTGTCTCCATTATATGAATGTAGGTCTTGTCAGGATCAGCATAATAGTTTAGTTTATTATCTGACTTATCAAACAACTTTTCAGTTATTCTAAGACTTAATTTCATACCCACACATATCGCCATCAAAACATTGGTAGTCATGTTATTGTAACTATTGTTCTTAATTTTTCCGTGATAGTTTTTGTGTAGTTCTGTTTGATCATTAAACTTTTCAGGATAGTTCCATTTTCTATTTTCCATCAAAAACCATAAACACTCACATAGAGATTTGGTAGGATCACCTAGCATCTTAATGAGTTCAATTTCTTCTTGTTCATTATATGAAGTTATATGATTTACGAAAGATTGATAAACCTCTTCCGGCTCATATTCAAAAGTTGTTTGGTGTTTTGGATGGAATGTGAGAAGCCTAGTATCAACTCCTTCAACCTTTTTAAGCACAGTATAACCAAGCAGGTCTTTGTGCGTATTAGCATAATTTAAAAAAATCTGTTCACGAATATTAATTGCACATTTCGAAAGATTCTTCTTTGCTTTTGGTGTTAGATGAAGAATTCCATCTTTCTGTGTTACATATTGGCTATTAGCAAGCACAAAATATCCATCAACAAATACAAAATGTCTCTCTCTTATCCATTTCTGAAGAGTAGAATCTGAATCTATGATTTTTATTGCTTCTACCGGAGTTAATTTGACAAAGTCTTTATTGCTATTGATTTCTTCATAAACATCTTCATAGTCTACGAACTTTGAAATTGTATCTTCTAGACCAACTTCAATCAACCTATATTTTACTGATAATCGTGATGTTATAAAGAACTTACTTAAGTCTTCTATCAAAGTGTCACAGGATAAAATCGCGTTTTCCCCAGACATTTTATATTGCTGAATAAATTCTAGTGCCTTCTTTTTAAAGCTGTTTATTGGCATCAAAACTCTAGGGGCTAATCTATGTGCCTGCCATTCTAGCCACCTTACTTCATTTTCCTTTGTCTTTTTTCCTTCAGATGGTGTAAAGAATGTCTCTGATTGGCGGCATAAAATTGGGTATAGCTTTTCAGAGGCGTTTTTGTTTTTTAATTCAAGTATTTCAAAATATCTCTTATCTTTTTCCCAATGAAGC